CGCTTGTTAACGGTTCTATTTCTTGGAACTGTTACACTGAAAGAACTACTACTAAGACTACCAGGAATATTGAACCTGATATGGCTTATATAAGGTCCTTCAGTGGTAGCGCGTTGTTTTCGCCATTTCGTCCTTCGGTCCTCAAAAGGATTGATTTTGTTAGAGGTACCCTATCGTCGTTAGTACCAAGTCTGGTCTTCCGACTTCCGGGCCTCGAAACGAAACAATCCCTCAACATCGCTGCTTTACTTTTTAGCAACGGTGTTAAGAGGCCTTTTTATTAATTTTGGAGTTTACCATGACAGTCGCAATCACGTCACCTGTAACTGGCGCGGCGCAGACGGGTTTTACTACCCCAACCTACACCCACGTCACCGATGTTGCACCGGATAACAACGGCAAACAGTATGCAGTTACCGCCATTGGCGGGACTCAAACTGGCGTCGACGTCTCCAGTGTTTCACGGCCTTTCACGGGCACTTTCATTCGACCCAAGGTCCTTCGGACTTTGGGTTCTATGAATCCCGTGACAGGGTTGATTTCCAATGTGCCAAACAACACGTACAAGCTTATCACCCGTAAGGGTGTGCTGCCTCTCACTGGTCAACCCAGTCGGACTATGATCGTGACTACGATCATTGAAGTTCCGGCTGGTGCTGATACGGCTGATGCAGCGAATGTACGTGCTGCTTTGTCGTTCCACCTGGGTTGCCTGAGTCAGCAGTCTGCTGGCATAGGTGACACAGCTGTTTCAGGCGTCTTCTGATGAAGGCGTTCTTTGACAGTTTGTTAGGAACGTTGAGTACCATCCTCCGATACGCACCTGACCTCAGTCGCGTTCTTCGGCTTTTCCGCCGTAAACGCTAAGATTGTCATGTGTGTAACGGATCCAGTCTAATCTGCCTTGAGGATTCAGCCATGAACGTTGATGATGCTATACGCAGTGCTTTGATTGAGCTAATCGAATTAATGGAGATTCGAGCTTGGCAAAGCGGCAATGTAGAAAGCGTTGATTCGCTTCCTACTGTCCGCTCTGTTGAATCGGGTCTCTCTAATCTCGATATATTAACCCTTCTTAGTCGTGTAGAGCGTCGTCATGTTCTATATAAGGCTGGACAGCCTCAAGTCTGAGGTAGACTGGGTACCAAGCACAATTGGAGGTCATCATGAAGGTTTCTTCTGACGTTTTACTCCAACATGTTTTAGACGATATATCCACTTTTCTAGTGGATAGCCCAGAGCGAAGCTGGAGGCACGAAGCCGCACTGTCATTAAGGAGTTCCCTACTCAAGAAATATCTTGAGTCGGGGCTCCCAAGTGACGATGCAAACACCAGTGCCCTCAACCTTTTCTTGAGTGTTAACTCAAGCTTAAAGGACTCTGTTATGAAGGCGGAAACCCTTAAGGATCAGTATCTGATCGGGGAGCTTAAAGCTTCCTTAAATCGATTCTGGTTCTGTGAGGGGGACCGCCCACTCGTGACAGGCCTGCACGACCTTTTTTTAGCTGGTCGTGTCGGCCCAGGCAGTAGCTTGGGAGCAAAGCATGGAGACTTTTACACAAAGCTCTTTGCCTCGCGCCTGACAACTACTTCTCGTCTACTGTACCAATCGTACAGACAGTCTCTACAACACCTCCCCGTCTGGGACACTGCGGAGAACTACCGCGTGGCACAGCTTGGAGATATAGAGATTGTTGAACATAGCAATTTACTCTTCGTACCGAAACGCAACGATATTTCTCGAACGATATGCGTCGAACCCAGCCTTAATATGTTTTATCAGCTGGGTTTGGCGAAGATCTTAGAGCAGCGGCTCCGCATGGTTTATAATATTAACCTATCGAAGCAACCTGACTTTAATCGAGACTTAGCACGACTTGGGTCGGTGGATGGAAGTTTTTCAACCATCGACTTATCGTCCGCTTCGGATAGCTTAAGCGTCGGGGTTCTTCGACAAATATTGCCAGGTGGTTTCTTTGCCTGGCTAAACTGTCTTAGAACACCGTCCACTAAGCTCCCGGACGGGCGTGTCGTCCCGTTGAGAATGATATCTACCATGGGAAATGGTTTTACATTCCCTGTGGAGACTATCATTTTTACGGCTGTTGTTGAGGCGGCTTATCGTATCTCTGATGTTCCTTTAATTCGGAACTCCGGAGATACGCCGGGAAACTTTGCAGTCTTTGGAGACGATTTAATTGTAGACAAAAGGGTAACCTCGAGTCTACTTCGTCTCCTTTCTCTGTTAGGTTTTACGGTAAACCCACTCAAGACCTTTGTTGAAGGTCCGTTCCGTGAATCCTGTGGTTGTGACTGGTTTTCTGGTCACAATGTTCGAGGTGTCTATATTAAGACACTTCGTACACCACAGGACCGGTATGTAGCCATCAACTCACTGAATGATTGGTCTGCTCAGACGGGGATTCTTCTCCCAAGAGCAATACAATACCTCCTCTCGACCGTGCGTAGGGTTGAAGTAAGCCCTATTTACGGTCTGGAGGCTGGTATCCATATACCATTCTCAATGGTTAACAAACCCAGCTACAATCGTAATGGTTCTTTCAGAACCAAGCGATGGGTAGCTCGGACTGTTTCCGTTGAGGTGGCCGATGGATTTTTCAGTCACCGCTGGTCTAGGCAGCTTTTTAACCCTTCTGGGTTATCGGTTGCCTTTCTGGCTGGCTACATACGTTCGTCTAGGATACCCCTTAGGCAAAGAGAGGTATTCTATACGATGAAGCACTCGGTCTTACCTTTTTGGGATAGGATCGAGGTTGCCCGCT